AAGAGAAGTAATACAATCCTGCATCCCCATCAACTTCTCCCAGGAAGATACCAGCCATTCTATTCTGAGAAGCAGGCAAAGGCTTACCATAATTGGTGTTCTTCCTCTCACCGTATGCCTTCATACTATCTAGTGGTATTATCCACTTGCCTGCATCTACCTCAAAGTTATTTGCTGGTAGTTCATCTACTGTCTTTGTTTGTGTCTCTCCATCATACATCCTTGATACACTATAGCCATCACCATCTGCTATGGCGATAGCAACTCTTGTTGTATCATATGCTGTTGTTGGGTCTCTATTATACTCTGCCTTAATCTGCTCGTTGAATCGAGCACCCATGTCTTGTGACGCATCCACAGAGATAAAGTATCCAACCGCCTTCTTGATAAAAGAGCCTCCCCCTGAACTCTCTTGTTGCGGTGCATCCTTATATGCGTACTTACCGCTAAACCACTGCCTAAACAGTGATACAGCGTATTTACTTTCGGTCTCTGGGTCAAGGTTATGTTCTTTACAAATCTCCATAAACTTGGTCTCAGTTTCCTCTACTTCTACTCCTAAGACTTCTGCAGCCTTAGCTATTTCTTTATTCACTTTCTCATCCATATTTTCACTTCCTTAGTAATTACTTCCATACCAAACCAATATGATTGCACCAATAACCAAACATACGGTTACCATCCAATCAATTGGGTTTTCTTTTACCGGCCAAAAATCAGCCGATTTCTTCACTATTACGGGTTCCCAACC